AATGTATCATTTTGTTCAAAGAGTTGGAACTTCGATGCTGTAGAAATTGCTTTTTCTAACACAATGAACAATCGTCTAACATTAAGTCTATCAAATGCACTTTGTTTACTTTGTAGTGTCTTATCACCGAAAAGGACTGTTCCTTCACCGGGAAATGCAACTACAGGGTTAATGTTATTTGAGTATAATTCATCTCTATGTGCTTCAAGAGTTGGATTCATTGCTAGTTTTACAACACCACGAATCTGTCCACGATTGAAACCTGCGGGAGAGAACCAAGGGTCATTGACATTATCTGTTCTTGCACAGAGTCCCGCCATATCACCGTTTAGTGGCACCCATCGTAATTTATCGTTGTATCGGTCATATTGGAATTTCCAACCACTATCCAAGAATCCGTAAGAACTATTCTTGTTAAGTTGGTTATCACGATAGTCTACTACATTTGAAACTTGAGTTGAGAGTGATGTAACATCTACAACATCTGAATATTCTGGTGAAACGAATGCTACGCAGTCTTTTCTTGCATCTGCAATATCAATGATGCTTCCTGCTAGAGTCGCACTTGCTTCTCCACCAATAAGTAGTGAAATATCAATTGTATCTGGGTCTGAAAACTTGTTATACGCAGTTGTTAATGCTGTATCGTCTGGTTTACCATATGCACCACCAACCAAATCGTGATATTTTCTTTGAACTGGACTAAAAGTAGGTGCTAGTGAAGCAAAGGTTGTTCCAGCGGCAGAGTTACCATCGGTAATTTGTCTAACAACTTGTCCACCAACCCAAACATATGCTGATTTATTATTAATGACATCAACATAGTAGTTGGAGTTTCCATCACCATCTTTAGCATCAATTGCTTTAGAAACATTATTATATACTTCAAGAACATTTCCAGTAATTCCACTGAATTCACCGTTTTGGTCAACTACTACTACACTAAACTGGTCACCAGTTCCCCCATTAAAATCGAGGTTGTTTGATGTTCTTGCTCTAGTGGTATATGATTTGTACGGATATTCCCAAGTTGCAGTAATACCATCCGCCAAACTTGATGACAGTGTGGGACTAAACCCTACAGTTGAACCTTTGGCATCTGCTGTAAGACCAGTAATTGTGTATTCTTTCGTGTGGTTGGAAAATTTGAGTTTATCACCCACTTGGAACGCAGTTGCACCGGCAGATGAAGTTGAATTCGCATGTGTGTATCCGAAATGCACTGTGGAATCTCCTGCTGTAGCGGCACCACTAATACCTACAGGATTACCCATAATGCCTTGACCAGAAAGACCAGCAGTAGGTCCATTTTCTACATAAGAAACTCTTAAACTGTTTCCCATAGAACCTGCATATTTAGCGAAGAATTCTACACCTGCACCAGCACTGTAAAGTCCAGTAGCAACTGTAGAACCGGCTGCATGGATATCTGAGTTTTTGATAAGGGCTGCACTTCCACCCGCGGTACTGGTAGCAGTAGCATTTAATGCTCCACCGCTAGTACCTCTAACTACTGTTAATGCTCCACCATATCCAAGAAAGTTTGCGGCTGCAAGCCATCCTTTATAGTTATCATCATCAGGTGCTTCAAATAAGTTTACAAGTTCGTTTTCGTTTGCAACCAACACTCGTTGTTCAATAGGTCCCCAATTAAAACTACCTGCATATCCGGCAGAAGTTGTGGAAACTGCGGGGACAACATTAGTAAAATCTTTTTCTGTTACTGTTACGCCAGGGCTTACTCTAAATGCCATGTTTACTCTCCTTGAGTCTGTTTAATCTTTCAAATTGACAATTTTTAAATGTTTATTTTCATTGATATGTATAGAAATTCCGTATTTCACAATTACCAGTTTGAATAATAGTCAGGCTCACTTTCAGCATTTTTCCATAATGTACCATCAGCATCCTTTTCATACTGTTCTCCCATCCCATTATCTACAAATCCAAAAGGTGTCATTTCTGCTTCAAGTTGTTCCATTTTTTCTTTATACATTATTTTTCTAACATCCATATTTAGCATATCTTTAAAATATTGTTGTGTGGTACACCACGAAAACAATACTAAAGCCATCACCAAATCGTCTGTGTGTCCTCTGTCGGCTTCATAGGAGTTTCTTTTAGCAACAAAGGATATAAGTTCATCAATTACATCAAAGTCCTCAATAACCAATTTTTCTTCTTCGATAAGGTTTTTCAGGTTAGAACATCCTACTCTTTTGGTTGCTTGTGTTGTCCTCATACCTAATTGAGAACCACCCTTACCAAATCCACCATCTAAGGTTTGACCTTTCCTCCCACGAATCGTGGTCATAAGAATATGTTCATATTCAAATTCACTATGCATAATGTCTGCAACCTGGCCTCCAATATCATTAATTTCAATCATACAATAGGCATCATTATATTGTTTACAAATCGAATGGACAACTGTGGGGTATGTCATGGGTGAAAGTTCGTTATTTTTAAATGTTGCCACAATCCTAAAGGGTTCATCATCATTAGTTATGTCAACAACTACAAATGCATGATAATCTAAACCAGTGCCCCTAGCAACATCAACACCCATAAAATAAATATGGTCTTTTTTTGGTTCTTCATATAATTTTAATCCCTCATCGTTTTGGTGTATAGGGGTTTTATATGCCATAGATTTTAATCTTACAGAAGATATTAATGTATTAGTAGAACCGATGAAGTCGCATTCAAATTCTGTGCGAAATTGTTCTTCACTAGTATTTGCAATTGTTTCTTTTTTCCACTTTGCATCTCTACCGGGAACTTGATTCCATTGAACTTCAATAGGAACATAACTGTTCTTTCCTTCAACAGCATCCATCCACATTCTGTAGTACATGTTCAGTCCCTTTGGCGTAGAAACTATAAGAACTTTTGTAGTTTTACCAGATGAAATTGTAGGATATACTGAACTGAAGAATTCCTCTGCAACACCTTGAGGAACATATGCAAATTCATCCATGAAAATCATATTGAACGAACCACCACGAACTGCACTGGATGATGTTGCAGATGCCAGAATCTTTGAACCATTTTCTAATTCAATAGAACCTTTGTTCCATTCCATGATTCCCTGTTGCATCCATTTGGGCAGATGTTCGTAAGCAAGTTTTAATCTACCAAGAAGTTCTCTTGCAGTTGCAAGTTTATTTGCAAGTACAGCAACATTTACACTTTCATTGAATAGAATATAATGAAGTAGATACGCAATAACAGTAGTAGACTTACCACTCTGTCGTGGAAGTTTGGCAATAACAAATCTATTATTATGTACTTTGTTTATAATATCAGATTGAAAGTCATATAAATCAAACGGAACAAGTCCCTCATCCACATTCACAATTTGAATATATGTTTTAATAAAATATTCTGGGTCGTTAGCACATTTCAGATATTCTTCTACTTGCTCTTTAGTAAAATTAACTGGAACATCGGATGCTTTTAGGTTCTTGTTTCCAAGATATGAATCTCTAGGATTGGTCATCGTTCATGTCTTCTATCTGTTGAACATTTTTCTTTACAAGTGCCTGCAAGTCTTTTGTAGAACCCACAAAGATAGATTGGTTTGTTGTGTTATGTTGGTTAAGAGTAACATCTTCCTTCTTGATGTCCTTGATTTGCTTGTGAAGGGATATCAAGTCCTTATTTGCTTCCGACACACTCTTGATGAGTTGAGATACAACTTCGTATGCTCTTGGGGATTCCCCTTCGGATGCAACAGAAAGAATACCGTCAATTGCAGTAGTACCCTTATCAATAATATCTTTTAGATTATCTCGAACATCAGTATAGTCTTTTTCGAGGTGAACTTGTTTGATGTTTTTCTTTGGTTCTGGGGTGTGTACGATTTTTGTTTCTATAACTTCACCCTCAACTACTTCATGTTCTATATTTAATGCATCACTGATGCGCTCATTCACTTTTTTCTTTGCCATTATAATTCCTTAAAGGTTATGGGTTTGTATTATATGTATTGCCTGCATAATCCATAGAAGCACCAAATACCCATGTTAATGTGTCTGAGGAATAATCGTCAATTGCAGACCCTGAACCAGCAGGACCAGTAACAAATGTTTCCAACATTGACAATGCACCTGTTGCTCCAGATAAACCATCTCCACTTCCTGTAAAGTCTTCGCTGTCCCATATTGTTGCATCAACTGTTTTAATAATTTTCGATGTTTTGACAGGACCATAAACATAAGATTTCGCTACAAACTCAAAATCAAATTGAAGATTTCTTCTTACATCAAAATCACCTTCATAATCTTCTGTGATTGCAGTAGATTGTAATATAACAGGAACATCAATTTTTGAATGAAGACTATTCATATTAATGGTAACATTAAATTCTGGTGTGAAATATGGTAAAATTTGCTCTACTATTTGAAGTCCATCATCCATATGTCTTACAAGAGCAGATAATCTAAAAGAAAAATTATATGGAACTTCTGCATAATCAAATGATACACTGGTTACACCAGTATCAGCGATAAGATTTCTTTTACTCATTGTGTTTCTTTTTCTCTGTCCGTCATAATCCATAGAGGTTAATTCAAAACCAAGTCTTGGAAGAGTAATTGCTACTTTAGCATCATCTGTAATTGAACTTGATTCGCTAATTCTTCTAATAAATTTTTCACTAGGTCCATATGAGATAGGAACTTTAATTTGTTCTTTTGTAGTACCGTCAGCATTTTTTCTAGTAACATAAATGTCATTAAATAAAGACCCAAAAGCAATTACTATGTTTCTTACTGAATTGTGATAAAAGGTAGTAAACATTAGATGTTACCCTCCGAGAATGGGTCTGTATCGGTAAAGTCAAATATAGAATCTCCTTGAACTTCAAAGTCATCTGCATCATCATAATCATCTGCAATAACAACTGTTCGTATTGCTGGGTCTAATGTAGTTCCTGCGGTATAGAATGCATCTGAACTTGCACCACTTACTCCGCCCGCAGTACCTGTTCCAACAACAAATCCTGTTGCACCAGAAGGTCCTGCAACGGTTAGTAACATGTAACCTGTGGTAACTCCGCCAGTAACAGCAGGACCATATGTTCCTCCAGTAGCCCAATCAAGAACAGTTGCATACCAACTTGCACTCACACCATTAGGTCCGAACCCAGCAGTTCCTTGATAAACATACTCACCAATACTATAGTTTGCAGTATATCCGCCAGTAACATAAATGTTGAATGCAATATTTTCTGAAACATCTTCAACTCTGTCAATATCAGTAAATCCAGTAGTGAAATCTTCTTCACTATATTCAAAGAGTTCACATGAAAGTTTATACGAATGAAGTTTACCCAATTGATAAAATGGATTTTCATGTTCTACAAATTTAATCTCAAACAAACCCTTCGAGAGTGGAAGGTATATTAAGTCCCCTTCTCTAGGTCTATTAATTGAACTTTCATGAGATAAATATTTTTCAAATTGCTTTTTAGATACAACAAATTCTACAGTATCTTTTATTTGAATACCAAACTTAGAAGCAAAATCACCTTCACCCTCAAATCCATCAACACTGGAAATATACATTTCGATGTTAATGCCCTGTTCAAATTTAGAAATGGTATCTTCTCCAAACAAGAAATCTTTATTAACCAATGTTCTTGGAATATAGATTACATCATGTCCATAGATTTTAATTGATTCTATGGTTAAATCTTCTATTAAACCTTGTTCGGACTTAACCGCATGTTTGAAAAACTTATTAGTTGCCATTTTTAACCTACTGTAAATTCAGGTGGAAGTTCATACATCTCCTGAACTTGGTCTTCTAGTTTATCAATTTCTGTTTGTGCTTGTTCCATTAATTCTCTACCGTTAAATTGAACTCCGCCTGGAAGTTGAATTCCGTCAAATTTTGATAAGTTAGAACCCCATTGCCTTTTAAATGTTGCTGTTACATATCGTTTTAACATTCTATCTTTATAAATTTCTGGATATGTTTCTGGGTCAAGAACAACATACGCTTCTGCAACAAGATAATCACCTACAGTTGCATCTTCACTCCATTTCATATCTACCTTTAGTTGATTAGTTACTCTACTAAACCGAATCATTTTTTCTGGAGAAAGAATATCTTGAACGAGTGAAAGGTGTCTTTTGGTTATATCATAATGCATCAAAGATTGGTTTGGATTTCTTAATCCATAAAAATCATTTAATGCCATTTGGTATCTGACATCAAAAAGATTTACAGTACCTTCACTAAACTGAAATAATCTTGTAACAGAAATAACACTATCGGAAACGGTGATATATTCATTGTCGATGTCGTCTTGAGTGACCACATGCTTTAAGTAAGTTTTTTCTACACCATCAAAGTGATATTCTGCAAAGAATTGCAAAGCGTCATCTATTCTATCTTCCAGTTGAGCATCATCTACATTAATTTCAATAACTGGTGCGCCAAGTCTTCGTAAAGCGTAATCTTTAAGTGTTGCTCTTGATGTGGGTTGTGCCATTTATATCTGCTCCTAGTATTATTACAAATATATGTATAACTATAACAAGCCCTTGAATGTAGTTATTCAAATTCTTCGTCTAAATCAAGTTGTTGTTTTAAATACATTAATTCTCTGATAGATTTAATATATAAATCTCCCCTATTCCAAGGAAATTCATCTGCCACTTGCCATCTACCGTTTGTTATGATGTGTTTTTTACCTTGGGTATAGTGTCTGTTTAACCCTTCTGGTAAAGAATATTCTGGGTCAAATTCTTTTAAAATTTTTATATCAAATTCGTTACCGTTTATATAAAATTTATTATCTTTGTGTAAAAAATCACCCATATAACTTATTTATAAGAGTTTGGTCTAAAACACATACCAAGAGTTAATGCGCGCCCAGGGTTAGTGCAAGAATGCTCCGTTTGATGGTCTAACCCTATACAAGACCAACCACCACCACCACCATCATTAATAGTAGAATCTGGACTGCTGTCACTTCCTTGATGAAAACATGGGTATCTTTTTAATACCTGCATTACTTTAGAACCTGTTGTTTTTTCTTTAACAATCCATATACCATCTCTATTAAAATTAGTTTCCACCTGTGTTGCCGTTGCGTTAGGTTGTCGCAACAGGAAAAG